GCTACAGGTATCTCTTGCTTGATACATACCTTGCCTAGCTTGACTCCCAGTGAGGATTTGTCAGCCTGTCTATTAAGACTATTGAGCCGTGTGGTATACCCGTAACTCATTAGTCGTCATCACTCCCCCACTCGTCTAACAGAGCGGCTAAGTCATCATCGGCAGCAGGCTTTTCAGCCTTATCTTTAGTGCGTTTAGTAGGCTCGGTAATGGTGTCACCATCTTCTTCCTCTTCAACTACGCCAAACATATCTTCTGCGGCTTCTTCTTGGGGAGAACTGTCTTTGGTAAACCCTTCTTCTACCTCAAACGGAGAAGTAGTTTGGAGTGGTGCGTAGTCAATAACCTGGACGCCACGTAGACGTAAAGAAACACCGCAGTTACTCATTTTGTAAGGGACTAACTCAAGGGCTACGTTAATAGTACTACCAGTAGTAAGCTGAAAGTCTTTGCCAAGTCTCTTGTTATCAGCATCAAATTGAGCAGGGCCACCTGTCGCACGGTTGCTGTAGGCAGCTTTAAGGTTGGTTTTAGCGATAAACGTCCCATCCTCCTGCTTCTTAAAATTAATAGGCAGTTTGGCAGGCCAGGATTTATCTTTGGCGGCTTTGTAAGCTGCAGTCATAGCACGGTGTAAATCTTCGGCTTGCGCCTTGTCCAGTACTATTTCCATTTCATACTTCGCGCCATCTTCCATAGCATCGCAAGGAACAGTTTGTCCGTTAGCTCCCGCTTTGATGTCAAAACGGTAGGGTTGGTCAAGCCGGGGGTAACGGGCTTTAGTACCCTTCAGTAAGTAAGTTGTGTTTTTCATATCTTCGCTCTCGGTAAAAAGGTTAAGTAAATTAGCATCAGCTTCTACAAGCTGAGTTATGGTTTGCATCTCCTCCTCTGCTAAAGGACGAGAAGGTTTGAAATACATCTTTGGTACAGCGTCATGCACAAAATATATTTCGGTTAACACAGTGTGAATGCTTTCTCCGTTAGGTTTTAAATAGTCTATGTACTTGTATAGACTCATTTTGTTTACTGCTTGAGCAAATAAACTTGCGCCACCTACACGTAACTCACACACTATGTTGGTATTGTTTAACACCAGTTTAATAGTGGTAAAAAATTTACAGGGTTTAGAACGACTGCCACGGATGTTTTGGGGGCAATCAATACAACGCTTAGACTGTCGCGTATCCTCCTTCACATCAGGGTGCGGGTATTGACTATCCAGTGACCAACATTTTAATTTCTGGTCAGCCCCGTAAAAATTCCTAGACAGTGTACCGCTATCTGTAATGACACCTTCTATAGATAATTCTGCTTTCCCACTTACAGGATGTAAAAAGTAACCGTCCCGTACAGTAAGTCTACTCATTTCTTCGTGGGTTTCCTTACTGAAATTGCATATCTATTTTTGGCCTGTAGACCTTCGGGTGTTACATCAGGGTTGTCTGCTAAAAACTCTTTCATGTTCCCGTTGTGTATTCTTTTCTCTAACAAGTATGGAGCACTGTGTTCTTCAATGAAGGCATACATCCGTTCCCAATCACTTGTCCAAAAGCTAGAAATAACACGGCGGGATACTGTTCCAGAAGGAGTCTTTAGCCCATCTGCTTCCTGCGACTCACAGAGCTTGAGGAGTTCGTCACTGACTGTATCCTGTTGCTCTTTGAGCTTCTTTATCTCTTCGTCTTTATCTTTTATAGCGTTACGAATCTTTAAATAGACCAACACTAATTTATTTGCTGAAGTTTCCATCGCACCTCCTTAAAAGGGACGATTAGTTTAACAGGGGGTCTTTTACATTGTCAAGCATCTAATTCCTGTCGGTACAAATCAATTATTTTATTGTGATTTGTGATGTTGTTTTGGAGCATTGTGTAAAGTCTGTCCTCCACTGCACTACCCCTAATATGGATAACATTCATGGGGTTATGTTGCCCCGGTCTGTTTATCCTGGCGTTGGCTTGGAGGTATGTCTCTACGCTAGTAACAGGAGCGTACCAAATTATTGTGTTAGCTGCGGTAAGAGTTAACCCATGCGATGCAGCTTGGGGCTGTATAATGAGCACACGGGGGTCAGTTTCTGTTTGAAAGCGGTTGATAATGTCAGCGCGTTTGTTGACTGTTACTTTCCCCGATATGATTTTGCATGTGATATTTTTCTTAGTGAGAAATTCTTCAAGTAAATTAATAGTATGCGTAAACGGAACAAAGACCAATACCTTGTGCGATGACTCGTCTATTGCTTCTTTGACAACCTTTAGTCGGTTGCTCACATCAAACTCAATTACTTCTTTAGTGTCTGAATAGACCGCACCCCCTGAGATTTGCAGCAGCTTGTTTAAATTGGTAGCCGCATTTACGGATGTTACCTGCTCACCTGCAGCACTCATCATCATTTGATCTTTAAGTATCTTGTAGTACTGCGCTTGTTGTTTAGTAAGAGGTGCGTCTCGTTCTACGTAAGTAACAGCAGGCAAGTCTAAACACTGGTCACGTTCAAACCTGATAGCGGGCTGCAGTGCTTTATGTACAGTAGTATCTGCATCAGGTTTTGGTCGCCACATATACTGGGTTAGCTTGTACATAACCTTATCCCTAAACTGCCCAAAGTACTTGGGCACACCGTCAGGATTTATAAGCTTAGCTAAACCAAACGCATCTACAGGCGATTGTGCTGCTGGAGTACCAGTAAGCATCCACACCCAGGGGATGTTAGTAATTATGTCGCGGAGTGTTTTCCACCGGTTTGTCTGGGCGTTCTTATAAGCATTGGCTTCGTCCACAACAACCATGTCGAACCCCCCGTTTATAATCTCGTCTTTCATTACTGCAACACCCTCAAAATTGATGATTACAAACTCAGACCCTGCGTTTATTATCTTGCGACGTTGGGCAGACGTGCCGTGTGCTACAGAGCATGTGCGGTGCATAGCAAACTTAAACAAATCCTGCTGCCATGCAGACTTCATAATAGACAACGGGGCTATAACCAACACTCGTTTTATCTCGCCCAGGTTCATAAGGTAGTCGGCTGCCCATATCACAGAAGCTGTCTTGCCTGTACCTTGCTCGTTAAAACAAAAAGCTTTTTTATGGAGGGTAAGAAAGCTAGACGTATAACGTTGGTGGTCAAACGGTGTAAGCTTGCCCGACCATTTGTAGTCTCGGTCTATTGGGGAGGGGACATCTTTAACCTTTAGTCCTGCTAGTACTTGAGCTTCATGTAAGCCCCACCGTACTATTATTTTAAAAACCCCTTCCTCTTCGCTAAGTATCTTGTACTTCTTGACGTTCTCTGTAACTAAGTGTGGGCGTTTGGTTTTTAATATAATCGCCTTGTTGTCTATTACCTGCATTGGTTATCCTTTATCTTTAATTCTATGCAACAGCTTAATCGGTTATCTTTTACGTCCTCTTATTGTGCCACCACGTTTAGCCGTCTTCATTGCCCCTGCTTTAGTACGGGGATAAGAAGAGTTGGTCCTTTCTTTCTTAACCGATAGGTTACTAGGGGCGTTACCCCCTCCCTTCGATATAGGAGTCTTGTGGTTAACATGCTTGCCATCACCCGTAGACACCACACCTTTTCCTTTCATGGTGTTGCGTGCTGCATTACGCACAGCTCTATTTTTCTTTTGCTCTGCTGTGCCTTGGTAATTCGCGTATTCTTTTTTATAATCTCTAGGTCTCTTTTTCATAGTCATTTCCTATTGTGTTCACAACTGGTAACCGGACAGTACGCACACAGTCCACTCTCTACTGCATTCCAAACACCTTCTTCCAAGGCAACTTCTAAGCGTTCAAGTTCATCATCAAACACCGTAAGGTAAGACTTGCGTAGCTCTGCTGTATGTTTCTTGCGGATAAAGTCATTACTTACTACATATAGTAAAGCAGACTTAATAACCTCTACATCAGGGAAGTGTGTAAACGTAGCAGCGGCTAACAAATCTAATTGTTTAGTATCAGCGTACACCGCATTCTTACCCGTCTTATAATCAATCAAGTAAGCTTTCTCCCCATTTACAATTAGTAAGTCAGCTATGCCTCTCCACCACACGTCTTTACCAAAGAAGGTAGTAGGGGCGTACTCGTCCCCCTCCTTGGCTACACCCATGCGTATCTCACAATGCTTATCCCCTTCAATTTTGTTTATTGCCTCTAGGGGGCGCTGCAAGAATTTAAACTTGGGGGGGATTGGCGTTCCTTCTTTTATGTAAAGTTCAGCAGCCTTGTGCACTGCATTACCGTAGGACATAGCGGCGCTGCCAGTATCTTTGACATCCCTGGCCACCTTCAAGTGGTAATATTTCTTGGGGCACTGTTTAAAAGTAGAGATGCTACTGTATGACCATGTTTTCATTAGTTACTCTTCTTCACTTAACTGTGTTCCAATCTCGGTTACTTAGTCCTCTTGCTTTAATTCTGACCTCACTCCTCGCCAACCTTTTCCTACGCTGTTTTTTGCCCATCATTTGTTGGATATCTTTCCCATGTTTGCGCCAGGTAAAAGCGTCAATGCTATCAAATAGCTGTTGTTCCGTGTACTTTCCAGACCACAGACAATTACTCAGCCGCTCACATCGACTCGCTATGAATACTCGCGTTCGCCCCCACCCACGAAAAATGGGTTCCCCTACGCTGTTTGCATCCAGGCATCGCTTCATACCCAAAGGAACAAAAAATTCTCGAAACTCTTTCCAGTCTTTGACTCTCCCTGAGTCATTAACCAACTCAGGTTTAATCTCGCTAAGGAAAGCTGTGGCTACCTGAACGATATAGGTGTCGTGAGTCCATCCACTTAACAGCCCCCTATCCCATATTTCCTGGTTATCCATTACTCCAGTAACCCCTGCTTTACTAGCTCTTTACGGTTCTTTTCATGGGCAGCTTGAATCTCTTTCTTGTTCTGCCCGTGGTAGGGTACAGCTAACAAGGATTTCACTAACAAGTCATTGATGGTGCGCCGTTTTGATAGACAGATGGTTGCTAAGTATCGTCCGAATTTCCCTCGTTCTCGTGTCGTAATCTGATACGTTTCTCCCACCTTGAGGTGCACCTGTA